GTTGGCACATCTCCAAAAGTGTCCCCGCAACTCTTCTTCTCGGCCTAATCACACAAGCAGCCGCCATTGTCTGGACGGTGTCTATGATGATGGCGGATATTCAGCAGAACACAGAGAAACTTATAAACTTCTCTGAGCGTGTTGGTAAGGTAGAGAGTATGGTGCAGAGCCAAGCAGTATCTATGGCTCGTATCGATGAAAACATCCAACATATACGAGGCGCTGTCGAGAAGATGGCTAAACGAGACTAAGGAAACACCATGAACCTCAACCCACTCGGCGGTATCGTCGATGGGCTTGCGAAAGGTTTAGATGACCTCTTCACATCTGATGAAGAGCGGGAAGCTGCGAAGCTAAAACTAGCTACACTCATGCAGCAACCTCACATGCTCCAAGCAGTCGCAAATATTGAAGGTGCCAAGCATCGCTCGATATTTGTGGCTGGCTGGCGTCCAGCTATTGGCTGGGTCGCTGCCCTTGGCTTGGGGTATCAGTTCTTAATCTTACCATTCGCTAGCCTTATAAATGCATACGCACAGTTACCCGCAGAACTTCCAACTCTAGCGGGTGAACAACTCATGACCTTGGTTCTATCACTATTAGGATTGGGCGGCATGAGAACATTCGAGAAATACAAAGGAGCGGCTAAATGACGAACGCCGACATGATGGCCCTGCTCCATCAAACTTTAGCAGAGAACCTACTGGCACGAGTTAAAGACCCAGAGGCTAAATCATCAGACCTGAATGTCGCCCGTCAGTTCCTAAAGGACAACGGGATTGACGCATTGCCTGTCGAAGGTTCACCTCTGAGTGACCTAGTGGCCACCCTGCCCGACTTTAGCGATGCTGATGCTGACCTCAGTGAGATGCAGAGGCATTAGGCTAATATTAGTCTGCGCATTTGCATGCACTTTGCGTGACCTGTAATTGCTCATGGGACGTGATGGTTTTTCGAAGAGTTGTATAACCTGTTGAACAGTCCACCTTAGTGGCACCGTCAATCCAATATAGAATAGTGCCATCTTTCCAAAACGATTGATAGACCTTGCTCGACTCTCTGGTAGTACTCTTAAATACTCTCTTATGTACAATTGGATGTTTACCACTTTCTGCCAAAGCCAGTAAATTATCATCAAAGGAAATTAACCTATCAGGTAAGATAGGCCCGTCATGTTTTCTGAAAATACCGTCTTTATTGACACGATAAGAGTATTCTGGCGTACAGATGGCTTGCACTAAAGATTTCTCCATGGCGTTCTGTGCAGAAGCCTCCTGAACCGCAATTATTAAAATAAAACACGACATAAAGCGCAACATGCGAAGCCTCCAAATATTCCCCCAACAACTCTACGGATAAATATGTTTAAAGCAACAACCTCGCTTGGCATCCCCATAGCGAATGACCCACTCTCAGATTTCAGAAAGTTCCTCTTCGTTATCTGGAAGCACCTTAACCTCCCCGACCCTACCCCTGTTCAATACGACATCGCCTACAACCTACAGCATGGCGACAAGCGCATGATTATCCAAGCGTTCCGTGGTGTTGGTAAATCTTGGATTACCTCAGCCTACGTCGTTTGGCTCCTCTACATGAACCCCCAGTTAAACATCTTGGTCGTCTCAGCGTCTAAGTCTCGCTCTGATGACTTCACTACGTTTACCCTCAGGCTCATCAACGAGATGGAAATCCTGGCACACCTGAGGCCAAAGACTGACCAAAGACAGTCTAAGATTAGCTTTGATGTGGCACCTGCTGCTGCGTCTCACGCACCCTCAGTTAAATCTGTAGGTATCTCAGGGCAACTTGCAGGGTCTCGTGCAGATGTAATCGTGGCAGATGACATCGAAGTACCGAACAACTCTATGACCCAAGGCATGAGAGACAAGCTGTCAGAGGCTGTAAAGGAATTTGACGCTATCCTCAAACCAGATGGGCGCGTCATTTACCTCGGCACACCACAGAACCAAGAGAGCCTCTACAACAAGCTGCCTGACCGTGGATATAAGGTCAGTATCTGGCCAGCGAGATACCCTAATGAAGACCAATCAATAGGATATGGCAGCAAACTCGCCCTTCTCATCGACAGAAGCCTCAAGGCAGACGCTACAATCATAGGTGAACCTACAGACCCTCAACGCTTCTCAGATTTCGACCTACTAGAGCGTGAAGCATCCTATGGTCGCTCAGGGTTTGCGCTACAGTTTATGCTCGATACAAGGCTCTCTGATGCCGAAAGATACCCTCTCAAGGTGTCTGACCTAGTAATCATGGATGTGCCTATCCTAGAGGCCCCTGAGAAGGTCTCATGGTCATCTGACAACCAGTATATCATCGAAGAATTACCCAACGTGGCATTCAACGGTGACCACTTTCATAAGCCTATGTTCATGAGCAATGACTTCGTAGAATACAGCGGCTCAGTGATGTCTATAGACCCCTCAGGACGCGGTAAGGATGAAACGGGGTATGCAGTCGTAAAGATGCTTAACGGCTACCTATACGTCCGCAGATGTGGCGGTGTGGCAGGTGGTTACTCAGAGGAAGCACTACAGAAACTTGCAGTCATCGCTAAGGAAGAACAGGTCAACGAGATAATCGTTGAGAGTAACTTTGGTGACGGGATGTTTAACCAATTGTTCCTACCAGTTCTGTCGAAGGTTCACTCGGTCACTATGAGTGAGGTTCGTCATAACACGCAAAAAGAGAAGCGCATCATTGATGTCCTTGAGCCTGTGATGAACCAACATCGCCTCGTGATGGACAAGAAGGTCATCCAGAAGGACTTTGATAGCTGTCAGCACCTGCCCCCTGAGCAGGCCCTACGTTATCAACTGATGTATCAGCTGACCCGCATAACGAAAGACCGTGGGGCTTTGACCAATGATGACAGACTAGATGCTCTCGCTATGGCTTGTCAGTATTGGGTGGATGCGATGGCGCAGGATGTAGAGCAGCGTATGGGCGTACGTCGGGAGGAACTGATGGTGCTAGAACTAGACCGACTACGTGAGCAGGCTTCTATGGGTTTCGCTATCATTACAGGCCACCAGAAAGAAAAGACCACCTCTCTTAGGTGGTGACTATAGGTTGACCTATAGGTACTTACCTCCCCCTGTTAAAAACCCTTTAAAATATGACCAATTTTGATGGTTGCCCTAATAGGGTAAACGGAGGGTAAAGTTACTCTATAGGTTATCCTAAATGTTATTATCAGAAATATGGATAGGTGAGGACAGGGGAAGGTCCAATCCATAGTAGAGCTATAAGTTAGCTAGAGGTTCAACCTATAGGCGGCTCAACTACATGTTTCTGAGCAGCTGTCGTTTATATTGGTATGAGCAACCGTCTTGATATCATACCCAATGGCATCAAGATGCTCTAGCCCTGCCCTTAATACGGCGGGGCGTTTCTTTTAGGTGCTTGGGGTTTGACCTGTGGGCTCCCCCGAAAAAGACCAGTCCCAGATGAATGAGACTGGCCTAGTCAGGAAAGTAGGTATGCTAGCACGCAAACCTGATGAACAAGTAGATGGCTGAAGGTTGACTTCAAGGTTCGGCCTAAAAGATTTCGGCGGGAAATTCTGAGGGGGTTACGTATATTGGTCTCGGCCAAAAAACCCCCCATGCCCCAATCGGGCTGAGATGTGGGGATATTTCGGAGTATCGTGCTGGGCAAAAACCTAATCCTCTGTTATTAAGTAATAATATGGGGGTAAATAAGTGTCATAACCGTTATTATGTTAAATTATGCCCCAGAAATGGCCTCAAAATCCACAATTTTACAAGGCTGAGCAAAATTCTTTGCGTCTCCTTCTTTCCTCTATCGTTTTCGCCTACCGACGTTTACCATATGACGAACCCAACGATAACCTAATGCTTAACTATTATTGGTCTCGCGTTGCTGGCAAAGGTCTACGCCATCATCGGCCTACCCTATTTGGTAGCTGACAGATAAAGGAGGATTCAAATGGACTTACTTGATATAGCACTATTCGCTGCCAATTGCTGGTGCAGTTACAAGGTGTGGGAATATCTAGATGATAAATTTGATACTCGAAACAGCGCAAGAAACGAACTTATCGTTATGATGGGAGCTTTTACTGCATTCTTGGCCCCTGTGCTTATTGTTGCCTTTATTATTTCGCCTGCAATCCACGGGTGATTGTGATGCTACCTCTACAAACCAAAAGATGGCTAATAGTCAGCGCAGTGCTAATCCTGACGCTCTGCCTCGCCCTACTCTTTAAGATGTACGGGATGCTCACGCCCAGCATCTTGGGGTAATGACCCACTACAGTTGAGGAAGACGCAACACACCAAAACAGCTTTCGACGTGAACACCAACGCACACCCGCCGTAATAATCGTCTCCACTTGGCACACAATTTGGAATTAGGGGTTGATCGAATCAGAATCATCTGAAATACAATAATCGTTCCAACCTGCCACCTATCTGTGTGGCGAGACCATTTGAAAGGATTCACAATGGGTACAGTTAAAGCATTTATGATAGACGAAGAGTACAAGTCTGACTTCGCCTATCGGGCATTACATGGCAACAGCTTGGAAGACCTCAGAGAGGAACTGACAGGCTTCGTTGAGGAGTGTACCCGCACTCTTTGCGATAAAAGTGGGAGATTTCTTAGGGTTTATGGCAAATTATGGGACTATTCTACAAAAGAGAACATGTTTGTTGTCGGTATTGGTCAACTCTGTGAAACTAAATCGAGCTATTATATGGAGCCAAAAGAAACGGCCCCTGCCCCAACTCCTGTTGAACCTATGGGATACCATAATCTCACTACAGACGACCTTTAGCTTGTCCTAATTGAGGGCAATTGCCAACTAAAGTATATCACCACAGAAAGTGTAAAATATTATGCAAAATCAAGACCTAGCTCTCTCTGCAGAAGAGTTCTTCAACATTCCTAGTGCTGCAAAAAGCACTGCTACAGCCCCTCAAACTTGGATCAAAGTTGAGGATGGCTGCTACCAGTGGGGTAAATACTCCGTTGAGTATGATTACGAAGCCTCGGAACGGGACAAGATGCAATGGAACGTCTACCTCTTAGGTTCGCTCCTTTCCACTCATTCAACCTTACGCAACGGTAAAGCGATGGTTCGCGTTCATGATGAAAGGGGCTACTGCTAATGTATCAACCTACCTCTCTTCACAAGCTACCCTTTGGTGCGCCATTTCGGATCAACCCACGGGAAACCGAAGATATGCACCTTACAGGGTACGACAGAAGGCATCGCCGCTTCTGTGCGACTTCTGCCAGTGGAGAGCGGGTTTCATTGCGTCCTAGGCGCAAGGTCTACGCCCATCCCAACACATTTTGATGACATTTTGGTGTCCAGCTTTAACCAGCTGGCATCCAAAGGGCCATCGGTTGCCGCCCCTGCCATTAAACAACAAGAACGGCCCATCCGTTTTTTCTACCGTTTGGCTTTGGGGCGGCATCCCGTGGGTCTTCCACTAAACTGAAATTCAAAATGAAAGGTTCGATATGAACGCATCAGAAATAATAGACTGCCAAGATTTGGTTACTGACATCGACTGTATAGCTGAGAGCTTACGCTCCGATTATATTTTCGAAGACAGCACCACTTTTGATGCAATGGCAGATGACTTGAACAAGGCTGCAGATAAACTGGCAAATTTAGTTGAGAGATTGCGTTTAGTATGAATTTTAGTTCGACAGATTCGGTGGCAAGCGGTATTGGTTCTACAAATAATAAAGCCAGTGGAGCTAATTCTATGTCTGCCGACAGATCGAAACCATACCAACCGCAGTTTACACCTACTCTACGCATAATTGAGATTTTACGTGGTGTGACAAAGGGAGATGTAAAATGGCTGACACTTAGCCACTTGCAAATCCTATTACTGGCCTTGGACCTGGAAACGCCGTTTGGGTTAGAGACGCAAACAATACACAAACTGTCTGGTGTCGAAAAATCAACGGCTAACCGCATTATGCATAGCTTTGCTGACAGCGGTCGTACACGCTCTGGTCTTGGTTACTTTCGATTTGAAATAGACCCCGAGGACAAACGCATTAGGCGTTTATACCTTACAAAGAAGGGCCAAGAACTAAAAACCATGCTCGCGGCCGCTGGTGGCAAACGTGATGACGCTGTTGATGATATGCTAATGGCGCATGAAGCCACTCTTATGCAATCAACCGAGAAAGCTGCAGAACAGGCGGCTGAGGCCATTAGAGGCGCTGACCTATCTCTGGAAGCCTTACAACCTTACAAAATTAAAAAGGGTGACCATAACCTATTGGGAAGTTCCAAAATTAGTAAATCAATCACAGCCACAAAAATAGCTAAAAAACGGGCGACTACCACGTTTGATAGGGCATTAAAGGATGCTGAACGGGGCAACCGAGACTATTTGCGCTTGGGCGGCAAAGATGTTCCATTTTTATCGCCTGAAGAGCTGCATGCCAAGGATACTTCGATATACCACAAAATTAAGTTTGCGGGTGTATGGATGTTGTTTGATGTCGATGAAATGCTCGCTTTAAACGATAGCTATCTGATTAACTTTCATACTCCAAATGGAATGGACGGACTTGCCGCTGCTTTATCAGTTGATGACATCGCGCCATCGTTCATTCAACAGAACTTATATTCCGGACAACCAACGATAGATTATCTTAACTCAATAATTATGGCCTTAAATGCTGGTGACATATTCTCAGCAGTTATGTCTGACGCCCAAAAGTTTCTGAACGAAGCGCAATATAATTATATACGCAATCGGATTGTACACGACCTGGCAGATACACGTACTGCAGCCATGCAGGATAACTATGAAAAGCTGGCAGACCATCGTGACAGCCTGATGCGTGATACTGATAAAAAATCAGAAGAAATCGCTGACCTAGAGAATGCTGCAGATGAAGCGGAGAGACGTGGCGGCACGATGCACCGTATGGCGAATTTGGCATTGCAAAGACTTGATGGGATTCACGACCAAGACGATGAGCATGTCGAAGCATCCATTGAGGCACTAGACTTAGCTACAGATGGTCTCGACCAACAAGCAGCTGCGGTTGAAATAGAAAATGAAGCCCAAAAACTGCGTGTCGAAAGAGACACTATGGAAAAAGCATTGAACGACAACGCAAAAGTCATGGCTGAGATGCAAGCTATGATGAAACAGATGATGGAAAAA